CGGACGAGATCGCGCAGCGCGAGGCGGACATCGCACGCAGCGAGGCGGAACGTGCCGCCAAGGAAACGGCCGAAGCCACCGAAGCCGCCGAGCGTCTCGCACTCGCGACGTGGATCGCGTCGCACCCTGACCTGCCCGAGGCGGCGCGGAATGCGCTCGCACGGGCGACCGGCGTGACGTTGCCTGGAGGAACCGGCTGACATGCCACTTGAACAGACCGGCGTCGCGTTGACGTTCTACGCCTTTTACGTCGCCAGCAAGCAGGGCGTCACGGGCCTCACCGTGACGGTCGATGTGTGGCGCGTCAACACGTCAGCGTCACCGACGCAGATCGTGACGGCGGGCAGCGCGACCGCGGTCGGTGGCGGCCTGTACCTGTACCAACTCGCATCGGCATCGGTCACCGTGGAGGGCGAATACATCGCCATCTTCAAGACGACGAGTTCGACGCCGGATCAGCAGGAGATACCGGCGATATGGGTCGTGTCGAAGGCGGGCACCGAATACCTTGACGCGTCCGTCGCGTCACGGTTGCCAACCGCGTCGTACACCGCGCCGTCCAGCATCACCAGTTTGCAAGCCGACGTGACCACCATCCTCGGACGAACTGACGTGGCGACAAGCACGCGGCTGGCAAGTTCGGCGTACGCACCGTCAACGGGAAGCGGATCATCGACCTACGTCGTGACGATCCTGCAACCCGACGGACTGACTGCCATCGAGGGGTGCGCGGTGTGGATCAGCACGGACAGCGCAGGCGCGACCGTCGTGGCGGGTACGCTGTACACGAGCGCGGCTGGTGTCGCGACGTTCACGATTGATCCGGGCGCGTACTATCTGTGGAGGCAACTGAGTGGCTGGAACTTCAGCAACCCGACGGCGATCACGGTGACATGACGACATGCCAACATTCCTAGCCACATCCGCCGCGAGCGCGACCTTCGACTACTGCACCCTGGCGCAGGTCAAGGCGCGTGCGTCAATCCCAAGCGCGACAACCACGCACGATACGGTGATTGCAGCCGCCATCACGGCAGCGTCGCGCGTCATCGACGAGGACACCGGACGCATCTTCTACAGCGTCTCGGCGACGAAATATTACACACCCGACAACGCGCTCACCCTGTTCGTGCCGGACGATGTCCTGACCATCACGACGCTACAGACGGTTTCATCGTCCGGATCGGGCACACGTGTGTACGGGTTCACGTGGTCGGCGACCGACTACGACCTCGAACCGGCCGACGGTCCGCCGTACACGAGGATCGTGGTCAACGACACGGGGCAGTACCAGTTCCCGACGCGTCGACGGGGTGTATTGGTCACCGGCACCTTCGGGCACAACTCGACGGGGTCGTACCCTGACGCGATCAATGAGGCGTGCATCCGCATGGCGGCGCGCCTGTTCGAACGCAACAAGGCACCGCTTGGCGTGATTGCCACCGACATCCTCACAACAACCCGCATCGCCAGCGCCGACAGTGAGTATTTGGCGTTGATCCGGCCGTACCGAAAAATGGACATGGTGGTGCAGGCGCAATGGTAGGGTTTTCAATCCGCGTGACAAACGCCGAGGAGATGCAACGCAAGGCGCGCGCGTCAGCCATCATGGCCGAACCAATCCGTACCGCGTTGAAGAAATCGGCGTATGTCGTTGAGGGGCAGGCAAAACGCAATGCGCCGGTTGATACCGGACGGCTGCGTGCATCGATCACGAATGCGGTGGACACATCCGACCTGCCACGGTTTGCCACGGTTGGCACGAACGTCATCTACGCGCGAGCCGTGCATGACGGGCGCAGACCAGGGTCACAACCACCAACCGCGGGCGAACTTGCGCTATGGGCGCGACGGCATGGCAACATCAATCCATACGCGGTTGCACGATCCATCAAGCGCCGTGGCACCAAACCGCGTCCGTTTCTCCGGACTGCCTTTGAGGAAAACCTTGGCCGTATTCGTGGGTTCTTTCAAGCAGCCGGGCGCGACATTGAGCGCCTGTGGAGCCAAGGCGCATGAGCCTTTCGACGGTGCGTGCCGGACTTGCGACACGGTTGGAAACAATCAGCGGACTCAACGTCTACAAGACCGTGCCGACCACACCACAAGTACCAGCGGTAATTATCCGCCCGACCGAGCATGACTACGACCTGTCGATGGCGAACGGGCAGGACGTGCAGCGGTACGACGTCACGCTTCTGGCGTCCACAGGTGGCAGTCCGTGGGACGTCTCGCAGGACTTGGTGGACACCTATCTGTCTCGGACGGGGTCCACAAGCATCAAGGCGGCCATCGAAAGCGACGGCACGCTGGGTGGCGCTGCATACGCTACGCGCGTCCTTTCGTGGCGCGATTACGGTACGCTTAGTTTTGGAACCGTCGATTATTTCGGCGTGCGTTTTACCGTGGAGGTCTGGCCGACATGACGTGGCAAGCAACGACCGGCATCAATTGGCCGGACGGTAAAGGCGGAGAAGTCCGCGTCGAGGCAGGCGATGACGTGCCGGACAGCGTCGTGAACGAGAACGCCTGGCTGGTTGCCGAAGGGCATGTCATTGCGTCGGGGTGGACCGCAAGTGCTATTCCCGTCGTAGAGATTGCGCCGGAATCGTCATCCACGCCGGATGAGGCGGTGACCAATGGCTAGGATGCACGGCAAGGATGTCCGCGTGTATCTCGGTTACCGTGACGTGTCAACCGATCTCGCATCGGTGGATGTCACGGCAAATGCCGACACGCACGATGTCACGACGTTTGGCGCTGAATACGTGACATATGATCCCGGACTTGGATCGTGGGACGCGTCGGTTGATGGGTTCTACCAGACCAATTCAGGCGGATCGGTGACTTCCATCGAACGCCAGTTTGAGGAATTACTTGGATCAGACACCGCAGGCGCAAGTGTGCTGTCGATCTATGATGGCGATGCGGATGCGGTCGGGGATTTTGGCATCCTGTGCAGTGAGGCCATATTGACCAAACATGCACAGCCGATCACGGTTGCTGACATTGTCAAAATCAACGGCACGTTGCAAGGCAACGGGCGGGCCGGGCTGAACGGTGTCCTGTTGCACGTGCTCGGTGCCGATAGCACAAGCACCAACGGTACGAGCGTCGACAACGCCGCATCATCCGCCAACGGAGGACGGTCCAACCTGCATGTCACCGCGGTAACCGGCACTGGTGGAACGGTGAAAATCCAGCACTCGACGAACAACTCCACGTGGGTGGACCTCGTGACCTTCACGGCGTCCACGGCTGCATCGTGCCAGACATCGACAGTCACCGGTACGGTGAACCGCTACTTGCGAGCAATATCGACTATCAACAGCACGTCCTCGGTCACGTTTGTGGCCGGGTTCGCCAGGTTCTAAGGAGGCACGACGACCATGGCACGCGTTCACGGCAAGGACATCTCATCAATAAACATCGACAACAGTGCTGGAACACCGGCTGACCTCAAGGCGGAAACCGTCAGCCTTGATTTCAGTGTATCTTCAGCGACGCACGAGACAACGACCATTGGTGACCAGTGGATGGAGTTCACGTCGGGCCTGAAGGGTGGCGACGATGTCACACACGAGTTCATGTACAACAACACCAACACGACGGGCATATGGACGGTGTACACCGGACGCCTTGGCGTGGAGGGCACTCTATCATTCACCGACGGAACCAGAACCGTCAGCATGGAAACCATCGTCACCAAACTGTCCCTGCCGATTGCGGTAGGCGACATGATCAAGGCCACTGCAACCCACAAGATCACGGGAACGGTGACGTTCTCCTAACACTGCCACAGGGGGGCAACAATGGCAGGACGCAAACGCGACACCTTGACGGTGGCGCTGAACGCTGATCTTCAAGGCTTTACGGTCGACATCGACCCGCAAGCATTGACAATGGGAATGATTGAGGACTTGCAAGGTGGCACCGCAACCAGCATGCTCGACGCGGTGTCATCATGCGTGGTTGGCGGCACCCTAACGGGTGGAACTGACCGAGCCGGGTTGAGACGTTTGACGCCAGGGCAGTTTGCCGCAGTCTGCGAAGGCATTGCGGGGTGCCTCGCGGTCCCAAAAAAAGCCTGACCGAGTTTGGGAAGTGGCTGGTCGATATGCCGAACGCATGCGACCGCGAGACGATTTCGGTGTATCACCGGGCGGTAATCGCGACCACATTTCCGGCTTACACGCTGGAGACGGCACGTCAGGCAAATGCACGCGACGTGTTCTGGGCAATCGAACTCCTGGACGCGGCACGCAAACTGAAAGGCTGACATGGCGACAACCGCGGAACTAAACGTCAGGATAACCGCCGAGGATGAGTTCAGCGGGCCATTGGACCGGCTGCACAAAGGTCTTGGCGGTTTGTCTGGTGCGTTGTCCGCGCCGATGGCAGCCATAAAGGGCATCGGGTCCGCGTTGTCCGGCATCGGCTTGGCGGCGCAAGGCGCAAGCGCTATCGGCGAAGGTGCGGTTGGACTTGCGAACGCGTTCGGTTTTGGCCTAGCCAAGGAACTTGAGGACACGCGCACCAAGATGGTGGCGTTCGCGGGTTCGGCAGCCGCGGCTGATGACATTCTGGCTCAAGTGCGAACTGAAGCCAACCAGACGCCGTTCGCTTTCAAGGAAATGGCTGACGCCACCGCGGCGCTTTTACCAGCGTCCAAAGCCGCTGGCGTCGGATTGATGGACGTGATCAAGCAGGCGGAAGTGCTTGCAGCACTCAATCCGTCCGAAGGTTTGACCGGTGCGGCATTCAGCCTGCGTGAGGCACTTTCTGGCGATTTCGCCTCCATCGTGGAACGGTTCAATCTGCCACGCGAGCGACTCAAGGCACTCAAGGAAGAAGGCGTACCGGCGCTTGAGGCCGTGCGTATCGCCATGGCCGAGATGGGCGTTGACGCCAGCCTCGTGGCCGGTATGGCAAACACGCTTGGTGGTCGTTGGTCGACATTCAATGACACGCTCGATAGCATTCGCCTGAACGCGGCACAACCGATTTTCGATCAATTGTCTTCTTCGCTTGACGTGCTTGCCGGTGTCGTTGGAAACAACCAGGAAGGTTTTACGAGCCTTGCATCCATTGTTGGTGGATCGGTTGCAGAAGCAATCAAGTCGGTAACCGGTTTTATCGTCATGGTGCAAAACATCAGCACCGAGCACGGATTGTCAACCTTCGAGGCAATCATTACCGCCTTGGAAATCCGCATCGGCGAGGTGTTTGGCCCGACTGCCGAGGCCATTTTCCACACTTTTGTCGACGCCATCAAGGCAATCAGCACTGCCATTCAGGAGGTGCAGGCGTTTTTTGATTCAGGTTCAGCGGCTTCGGAAATCCTCAAGGCAGTCATTGTTGGGGCGACAGCGGCATTTGTCGCGTATCAGGTTGCAGTCACCTTGGCTGCAACGTACACCGCAATAATGGAAGGCGCCACGATTGCGATGACCGCCGCACAGACGGCGCTCAATTTCGTGCTGACCATGAATCCGATTGGCATCGTCGTTTTGGCGTTGGTGGCGTTGGCAGCCGCACTGGTGTACGCCTACGAAACAAACGAGACATTTCGCAACGCGGTGAACGGCGCGTGGGACATGTTGAAGACCGCGGTCACCTCTGCCGTTGAGTGGATCACAACGAGTTTCAACACCGTCATGGAGTTCGTGAAAGGCTTGCCTGCCTCGTTCATGGCAGCAGCCACCAGCGTGGGCACTGCAATCATTGACGGCATCAAAAACGGTGTGTCCAACGCAATGAGCGGATTGCGCGACATGGTGCGCAACGCCGCAAACGATGCTTTGAACGCTGCCAAGGCTGCACTTGGCGTGCATTCGCCGTCGACGGAGTTCGAGATTGTCGGACGCGCCATCGGTGATGGCATGACGCTTGGTGTTGACCGATCGCGACCGGCAGTCAGCAACGCAGTTGCCAATCTTGTGGACGTGCCTCGAATAGCAACAGCCCGCAATGGCGGACCCACTGCCGCATCGAGTGGAATGCCTGGAGCGGGTGCAGCCGCATCCGATGACGGGCGACCAGTCATCATCCAACTTGACGGACAGGTGATCGCACGCACCACGTGGTCGTACCTCAAGCGCCAGAACCTCGTCGGCTCGAACCTTGGGTTCGCTTGATGGTCACCGCAACGTACACCGTGGAACTCGCGACCGCGGACGGGGCAAACCCGTCAACGTTCACGGACATCACGTCGTACGTGCAGTCGGTTGCGATCACGCGTGGGCGCGATGATGTGCTCTCGCAGGTGCAGACCGGGACGGCGCGGGTCACGCTGATCAACGAGGATGGGCGGTTCAGTCCGGGTTACACGCTGTCACCGATCTACGGCGACGTGGCTACAATGCGGGCGGTCAGGATCAGGGGCACGTTTGCAAGCGTGACGTACGACCTCTACTACGGGTACATCCAATCCATCACGCCGGTGCCGAACCCGAACGTCCGGACGTGCACGCTCGACCTTGCCGACGGGTTCGCGTGGCTGGACCTTGCGGTGACGACGCCGACGTACACGAGTGCCGCGACCGGGACGGCCATCGGTGTCGCGCTCGATAGTGCATCATGGCCTGCCGGATTGCGCGACCTTGCGACAGGTCAATCCACGATCACGCCG